CGTACACTGGAATATCAGGAGGCACGTAAGATTGCTAAGCAGATGACTCCATCTCCTAAGTATAATACTGAACCAGTACCTGAAGCATATGTTGCTGTAGGTCATACTGATCTTCGTAAGGATATTGAAGGGCTTCCCGGATTTATTCCTTATGCGAAGTATAGTAATAATGGTCAGCAAATGCTACCTGGAGAAATTGGGGCAGTAGGTGTGATTCGTTTTATTCTTACAACCCAAGCAGCACCATTCGGGAAAGATCCGGCTGGAACTGCTTATAAAAACCTGAACATTTCATTAACACAGGGTGCTGGTTATTCACCCGGTCATGCTGGTCAATCATTTGGTAGTGTTGATTCGGATGGTGTTGTAGACTCAGGTAACTATGGTGAACCTGGTGCAACTACGGAAATAGGTGCATTATTAAGTAGTGTAAGTGGACATGCTATGGTAGCAAGTCCTGCTGGCACAAAGTTTCAGGTTTATCCTGTAATTATATTTTCTGCAGAATGTCTGGGGTGTGTAACACTCTCTGGTTATGATGCAGTTATACCTAAGGTTGTGATGCCACAACCTGCAGTAACTGATCCTCTGGGTCAGTCTGGTTCAGTGGGCTGGAAAAGCTGGTATGCTTGTCAGATCCTGAATGAAGATTGGCTTTATAGGATTGAGGTTGCATGTTCTACTCTCTAAGCTAAGAGTGTGAATGTCTAAAGGGTTTCAGGGGTGGGAAGCACCTGCCCCTGTTTCAGAGCAGTTGTTTGAAAGTTCTATTATGGAGATTACATCTGATAGTCTCACTAATGAAGAACTTCCTATTACGAATGCTCGGTTTGATCATCGTCTTTATCCAAAGGCACTACCGGAGAGGATCTCTGTTGTTATGACAGAACCATTTCTCGGCATAGATGCAAAGATATGTGTTGGCAGGGTTAATCAGGCTAAAGAAGATGAGTTATATTTAAACTGGACGGAGCTGCCGGATGTTCCTTATTCCTTTCAGCAAAAGCCAGAATCTATTTTTCTTCCACCGGACGAATCAAATCATATAATTCGTCTAAGTTTCAGGCTACGTGGGGAAGATCCTCCTAAGTCTGGAAGAATTCTTTTCTTTATAAAACACAGGTTAATATGGCAATAGCAGGCGGAATGATCCCAGCAGGTGAATATGGGGATACACTTAATAATCCAATGTATGATTCAGGTCGCAGGAAAACAGTCTCGGTGCATCATCAATTTGGACAGGATTTAGCTCAAGAAGTTGGGAAAGATCTTCAAGTTCCTGAAGGCTGGGGTTGTGTAGTTATTGGGTTTGGTGACGACCCATCACAGATGGGGCCGGTAACAGTAACGCATCAGGATTGGGTACTAAGGTTTCCAAGAAATTCCAGGCGTGCAATACCACCTGGACATTTTGATATATTAATGAATTGTGTTGAGAGACGATATATCCAGCCAAGTGAAGGTGCCCCTCTTACAGGATATGATGCAAATAGATATAATGTGCAGGTTCTTAAGTTCCCGGAAAAATCTACTCATAATAAGGAACAGCTACAGGCTGATATGCAAGAGGTAGAAGTTGCATGATAGAGTTGCTCGATATTAGATCACGAGTAGTAAATGTACTGCAGGATAGTAGCTATGTAAGATGGACGAAGACTGAGTTAAATAATTATATTCATGACTCTCTTCTTGATCTTATAAGGGCTATTAGATTACCTGTATCAGAATCAAGTGTTGCGATTAATTCTACTACATATCTTATTCCTCTTCCAACTGGATTAATGGATATCAGTGGTGGATCTATAGCAGGCCGTGAGTTACCTGTTGTTACTACATCTGAGATGAAAAAGTTACACTCTGAAGGTAATTTACCAACTGTAATTAAAGATGGAGAATATTCTATTACTCAGATATTCGGCAATTCTTTATGGTCATCCAATGAAGATTGGAAGGCAACTTCAGGTAAGACACAAGCTTTAATCTTGGATCAAAGATCATCAGAGACAATAAGGGTATGGCCTATCCCATCAGAGGATCTAACCTTATTGCTTTCTGGGACACTAAGGCCAATAAGAATGAGTGATGAGGTTCCTTTTAATTATGTTGATTCCAGTGACCCAGATAATTTGGTAACCAGGAATATATTAACTCAACTTAATGGTTGGGTTACAGGGACTGCTCTTACAGATGATGCAACTCCTATATCTCAGGAACTTACACTTGATGAAGATGCTAGGACAGTATCGTTAAATGATGATTTTGTATTTTCTTTAACTGATTCTAATTATCAAACTACTTGTGCTATTGATGCAGTATGGGTCGATTCCTTAACATTTGGTACTTTGGAAAGGGCATATCTTAAGGAGCATGATTTGCGGAATGTAGAAAAAAGTGAGTACTTTAGGAATAAAAAGATGGGAATGATTAAAGATGCTGATATGGTTGAACCTATAAATCCAGCCAGTATAATAGGCGGGGTTAATTTTAACAGATTAGTTGTGAGGAGATAATGGGTGTAGCTATTAAATTCAGAAAGGGTACTGCTACAGAACATGCTTCATTTGAGGGTGAGGCGGCAGAAGTTACTGTACAGACAAATACGACAGGACTCCCCTGGAGTCTTCGTGTACATGATGGAGAGAATGCATCTGGTTATTGGATTCCTGCAACAGATGATGTAGCTACTTTTCAAAATAAAACATTAAAAAATATGGTTCTTGAAGGAACAATTAAGGATACTTCGGGGAATCTTCTTGGTACTGTGGTGGGTGGTAAGATTGTGTTGGCTAAAGGTGCTCTTACATTAGACGAACCAGATATAATAGATCAGGGTAGTACAAAAGATTTAGAGGCGATGATAAGTCGTGTAGCAAGGAAAACTCAAATGATATTAGGAGATTAATATGGCAGAAAGATATAGAAGATATGCATTCAATGTTGCAGCTAATACTGAAACAGCTATATTCACAGCACCAAATGATGGAGAAGGTACTCCAGGTGCGGCAGAATCTGTCATAATAGGATTTCTTATAGCAAGTACATCAACAGCTGCTGGTACTGTAACTGTTGAAATTAAAGATTATGCTACTAATGGAACTGGATTAACTCAAAAAACAATAGGAATTGCAGATACAATACCACTTCCAGCAGATACATCAATAGATCTTATTCCTGGTAAATTGGTGTTGCAACATGCATTAAATGGTGCATCTCCTCAGGTACTTACAGGAGATATAATAAATATAACGTCAACACAAACTTGTGATGTAACTATTTCATTAGTAGAGAGGGTCTGATGTCAAAGAGTCCGGTTTATATTGGTGCAGGAAGTCAGGATTTAGCAGTAACATCTGCACTAAATATTATTGATAATGCAAATGATATATCACTTCAGCTCCAGACAGTTGTAGAATGGGTTTCATTAACAGATGGTACTACTGTTTTTGATTTTTTAGATAATTCCCAGACTACTGAGTATTCTGCAAAGGAATATGCACAGGGTACTGCTGCTACAGGTGGTACTGCAAAGCAATGGGCTTTGGGTGGAGGTTCCCATGTAGAAGCTACAGCAGTTACAGGAAGTAGTTATTCTGCAAGGAAATATGCAACTAATGCTGCTGCTTCAGCATCTACGGTTGAGGGTTATGTAGATGCATTTGATGATAAATATTTAGGTTCGCACACAACTGCTGTTAGGGAGGTAGGAGCAAATGTAGGAAAAGATAATGATGGTGATGCTTTAGATGACGGAGCATTATATTATGATACTACATTAGAAGTAATGAAAGTATGGAATGATACTGGTTCTGCATGGAAACAACTTACTCCAACTGCTAGTAACCAAACTAATATTGATATTGTTGTTGCAGATGCAGTTGATATTGGGAAAGTAGCTGCCATAGATACTGAAATAGGACAATTAGCTGTTCTTGGTTCTGCTGGAGTTGATATAACTACTGTTTCAAATATAGGTACTGATGGTGCTGATGTATCAACTGTTGCTGGTATAACATCAGGAGATGTATCAAAAGTAGCTGCTATTACGACTGGTGATGTATCAAAAGTAGCCGTTATAACTACTGGGGATGTCTCAAAAGTAGCTGTTATAACCACTGGAGATGTTGGTAAAGTCGCAGTTATAACAACTGGGGATGTTTCAAAGGTAGCAGCCATTACTACTGGGGATGTTTCCAAAGTAGCTGTAATTACCACAGGTGATGTAAGTAAAGTCGCAGCTATAACTACGGGAGATGTAGGTAAAGTTGCAGTAATTACAACTGGTGATGTTAGTAAGGTTGCAGTAATTACTACTGGAGATGTAAGCAAGGTTGCAGTAATTACAACCGGGGATGTCAGTAAAGTAGCTGCAATAACTACTGGTGATGTAACTAAGGTTGCTAGTATTACAACTGGAGATGTAACTAAAGTAGCAGATGTTGATGGGGAAGTAGCCCTTGTAGCAGCAGTAGATGGTGAGATTGCATTGCTTGGTACAACTAATATGGCACATGCAACCACAGGTCACCTAGCTAGACTTGGAACAGCTACTGTAACAGAGGATATGGCTTTGTTAGGTCTTGCACCAGTAATAGCAGATATGGATTTATTAGGAGCTACTGGAGTAATAGGTGATATAGAAACAGTTGCAGATAATATAAGTAGTGTCAATGACTTTGCAGATAAGTACAGAATCGCAAGTTCTGCTCCTGGTTCAGATAATGATGAAGGAGACTTGTATTATAATACTGCGACTAACTCACTAAATTTTTATACCGGATCTGCATGGGAATCGTTTGGACTTAGTTTATCACAAACTCAAGCAGAAGCAAGTAACGCAGCCGTGGCGATGTCCATTGCCCTCGGATGACACT